ACGATCAGGCAGGGCGTTTGGGATTGGTACACCTCAACCTTTTACACCCGTCAGCAGCCTGAAGCGAGAATATTGATCACCCAGACCAGATGGCATGAGGATGACCTGGCTGGACGATTGATAAAGGCTCAGCAGGAAGATCTGAACGCGGACTCCTGGACGATTCTCCGGCTGCCGGCCGCGGCCGAAGAAAACGATCCCTTAAATCGAGCTGTGGGTGAACCGCTCTGGCCGGAAAGATTTCCAAAGGAAAAGCTTAATACCATCAAGTCCACTCTGGGAAGCTATGACTGGCAGGCTCTTTATCAGCAGCGGCCGACCATGGCCGGCGGATCGAAAATCAAACCCGGCTGGTTCAAAATTAAAGATAACGCGCCGGAGGGGCTGGCCTGGGTGCGGTTCTGGGACCTGGCTGTCTCGGCCAAAAAGACGGCCGATTACACCGCTTCCGCTGCTCTGGCTATCAGTGATGTGGGTGACGTTTTCATTCGCGACATGATTCGCGGCCGATGGATCTGGCCTGAAACCCGCAAACTCATGGTTTTGACGGCCAGGGCTGAAGGGATACCAATCGGCATCGAAGCGGCTGGGCAACAGCAGGGCTTTGTGGATGATCTACTACGAGATTCGGACCTGGCGGCCTTTTCCATTAAAGGTATACGCCCGGTGGCGGACAAATTAACCAGGGCTTTACCTTGGATCGCCAGGGCCGAGGCCGGTCAGGTATATCTGGTGCGTGGTCAATGGGTAGGGGCGTTTTTAAGTGAATGCGCCTCCTTTACTGGAACGGGTAAAGCTCATGATGATCAGATTGACTGCGTTTCCGGGGCGTATCAGATGGCCGCCTCGGGCGGGCCAAAGATGTTCTGGATTTAATGACGGCGCTGAGCTGGATAAAGTTCGGCCTTTTGCCGGTGAGTTGATTGAACGGCGGGTCGCTATAACGAAAATATGGATGTAATCGAACGAGCGAGGCGAAAAATGGGACTGATTGATTGGGCCAAGACAAAGTTTAAAGGAATTGGATCACGGAGTACTGGTCAACTGCTCGGAGTTTTGACAACTCCCTGGCAAAACGGACGGGAAATTGTCCGGCCGGGTCATTACCAGGGCCAGATCGAAGCCAACAAACATTGGGTTTACGTGTGCGCGCAGAAAAACGCGGCTGCCGTGGCTTCGACCAGGATGCATCTATACGCGGCTGTCAGCGGAAAAGAAAGAAGATTGGTTAAAACCAGCCCGGTTAAGCCTGAGGTAAAAGAATTTTTGGCATGTAACCCGGGGCTCAAGGATTGGGTCAGGAAGGGACTCGATATAGAGGAAGTTGAAGAGCATCCTTTTCTGGATTTAATGAAGGGCGTTAATCCCTTTATGGGCCGGTTCACTTTACTCGAAACGACCGAACTGTTTTTGGAACTGACCGGAAACGCCTATTGGTACGTGGCGTTGAACGCTTTGGGGCTCCCGGCTGAAATATGGATCGTTCCCTCTCAACATACATCCATTGTTGGCTCAAAGGAGAATTTTATTTCCGGGTATGTTTATCGTTTCACTTCCGAAGAGGTGACCCTTTCACCAGCGGAAGTGGTTCATTTTAAATTCCCTAATCCGGCTAATTTGCGATACGGCCGCTCCCCTCTCATGGCAGTGGCTGACACCTATAACATTTTCGAAAATATGCAAACCTTTGAAAACGCTTTGTTCAGCAACATGGCCAGACCTGAAGGCGTTTTAACCACGGAACAAAACATCGGCAAGGCCGAAATAGAAACTCTTAGACAGATGTGGTCCGAGAGATACGGCGGGATCAAAAGGGCAGGGAAGATCGCGGTACTCGCCGCGGGGCTCAAGTACCAGAATATCACCATGAGTCCGAGAGAACTTTCCTTTCTTGCCGGGCGGAAGATGGGACGAGAGGAAATTTGTGCCGCTTTTGGCGTGCCTTTGTCCAAGGTAACTGCGGAAAACGTAAACCTGGCTAACGCCCGGGTGGGTGAAGAGCAGTATCAGCGGGATACTATCAGGCCAAGACTCTGGCGGATTGAAGAAAAAATCAACGAGTTTTTCATGCCCCTCTATGCGCCAAATATTTTCGTGGCTTTTGACGACCCGGTTCCACAGGACCGTGAGTTTGATTTGAAAAGAATCCAGGCGGGCCTGAAATCAAACTTTCTCACTATCAACGAAGTCAGGAGGAGAGAAGGCCTGCCAGCGGTGAGCTGGGGAGATAAGCCATTGGCAGGGATATAGCATAGAAGTGAGAAGTTACCTTTTATGAGTTGCCGACTAAAAAATAAGACGGAGAGGAAAACATGCGAACTGATGTTTTGACGGAACAAATCGTTATAGGTGAAGAGTTGGCCAGACGGTTAGGCTTGAAAAAAGGATTGGAACTGATTCGAAAAGCCTGTGCCGCGTCGTTGGCAAAGGAAGCGGTAAACAACGAAGAGCGATCGATCATTAGCGTTATTTCGACTGGAGACGTAGATCGCGACGGTGATGTGCTTCGGCCGGATGGGATGGACGACAGCGCCTTCCGGCGGCATCCCATAGTACTTTTCGGACACATCTATCGAGAACTCCCGATCGGCCGGAATGAATGGATCAGAGTACTTGGTAAAAAGATCATAGCTAAGACGATTTACGCGCCAGGCGACATCAATCCATTAGCTGAAAAAATATTTCGCTTCCGTCAGCAAGGGTTCCCGTTGGCGCAATCGATTGGGTTTATCGCGGTTGAGGCTGTCTGGGCTGACGAGGATGGTTTTCAAACAGAATTGGATGATGTGGTTAGCCGGGGCTGGGTGCGGAAAGATCAGAGGAAAATGGTCAGGCGAATCATTAAAAAATGGACTTTGTATGAGTATTCAGACGTGGTCGTGCCGGCTAACCCCGAGGCCCTGGCGCTGGCGGTAAGCAAAGGTTTGGTAACCACTTCTGAGGCTGACCATCATGGTGAGCTCTCCGCCAATTCACAGGACTTGGATTTAATGGAATTTAAGTCGGCAAAGGACGAGTCTGCGCTGATTTTGGGTCGGCTGGCGGATCGGATCGAAAAAGCGGAGATGGAATTGGAAACGCTCAAGCAAGAGTATGCCGACTTGAAAGAAAATCGTGGAAATGAAAATTTTAACGGCAGGACCATTAGTCTGGAGAGCTTGGAGCGGATGCTGCCAACGATCACCAAAGCCTTTCAGAATGAGGTTAAAGCGACGTCCTGTGAACTGGCCAGAACCCTGGCTAGACTTACCGGAACTGTTACGCTCCCGCGATAAGACAGGCCGGTATGGAGACAAAATTATTTCATGGTTTTTACGGAATTTACTGCAGGGAATTAACCTTAAACAAAAACTCTAACTTTCAGTACCCAACCCTAAAAGGAGGAAAAAAGAATGACGGAAGTTTCTATGGAACAGGTTGAGACTATTGTGGCTGAAGCCTTGAAACAGGCTGGAGATCCAGGCCGGGAGGAATTGAAAACCACAGTGGAGAGCCTTCTTGCTTCCCTTAAAAAAGCGGATAGGCTCGATTTTAAACCCGGAGCAGAGGACAGTGGTGCAGGCGAAGCGGATAGGCGTGATCAGTTCAAGTCCTTTGGAGATCAGCTTATGGCGGTGGTAAAGACTGATAAGCCTGGCGGAGAGGTTGATCGGAGGTTGACGACCAAGGCGGCTTCAGGGCTCAGCGAGAATGTGTCTTCAGACGGCGGATTTTTGATACAGGAAGATTTTGTCACAGATCTGTTGAGCCGAACTTATGAAACTGGTGCGATCGCCGCAAGGTGCCAAAGAGTTCCCATTAGCTCTAACTCCAACGCTCTAAAGATAAACACCGTTGCTGAAACAAGCCGGGCCAACGGTTCTCGCTGGGGCGGCGTGCAGGCATTCTGGGCGGGTGAGGCTGAGGCATATACGGCCAGCAAACCCAAATTTAGACAGATGCGGCTTGAACTCGGGAAACTGACCGGTCTCTGCTATGCCACGGAAGAACTGCTTGATGACGCCACGGCTTTGGAAGCGGTCATCAGGCTCGCTTTTAGCGAGGAGTTCGGATTCAAGATTGATGACGCTGTTATAAACGGCCTTGGTTCAGACCATCCGCTGGGGATTATGAACTCCGACTGCCTGATTACCGTGGACGCGGAGACCGGCCAGGAAGCAAGCACCGTCAAATTTGAGAACATCGTTAAGATGTGGTCTCGCATGTGGGGCAAGTCCAGGCCGAACGCGGTTTGGCTGATAAATCAAGATATAGAACCTCAGCTTTATACCATGAGTATGACCGTCGGCCAGAGCAGTGTGCCGGTCTACCTTCCTACTGGCGGACTGAATGACAGTCCGTACAGCCAGCTTCTCGGACGGCCTGTCATCCCGGTCGAATACTGCCATAACCTTGGTAATAAAGGCGATATTATCCTGGCTGATTTCAGCCAGTATCTCCTCGTAGACAAAGGCGGGGTGGATTCGGCTAGGAGCATCCACGTACGATTTGTCTATGACGAAACTACCTTCAGGTTTACATATCGCGTTGATGGACAGCCCCTTTGGGAGTCGCCTCTGACACCACAATACGACGGAAGGACATTGAGTCCCTTTGTAACCCTGGCCGCCAGATCATCTTAGTAACTAGCCCTGATACATTGGTTTCTATTTAAACAAAGGAGAAAAGAAATGCTGAGTGAAAAGTTAAAGATCGTCAATATGGGACCGCCTGTGGACGTGAACGGTTCTGGACTCGATGGTGATTATGTAAGCTTAAAGAATTACAAATGGGCGACCATTGTTGTCCAGCTGGGTGTCACCGGAGCGGCTGGAAAGATCACCGTGGAAGAGGCCAAGGCGGTGGATGGAACCGGCGCTCAGGCCATGGCGTTTAACTACCGGGCTGAAGACACCGCCTCCGGTGACACGCTGGGATCCCTCACAGCGGCAACAGCCGTAGATGGCATTACGACCAGCACCAATGATAATATTTTTTACATCATTGAGATTTCCGCCGCTGAGCTTTCACTGGGGTATGACTGCGTCCGCGTGCGTATGTCCGATCCCTCGGCGGCTACCCTGGTTTCCATGTGCGCTGTTTTGAGTCAGGCGCGGTACAGCCAGGAAAACATGCCTTCGGCCATAACGGATTAATCCATGCTGGTTAAATTTAAGAGACGTCACCGTTTTTTTGAGGCCGGGGAGGAAAAAGAAGTCCCGGATCACATCGGCGTGAGAATGGCTCAGTCCGGGATAGTTACCATCATTGATGAGGACAAGGGGTCAACTGAAACGGCGTGGCCTGAAGATAAGGCGATAAAAGGTACCGTCAGAGCGTCCTCTACCAGGAAAAAAAAGAAAAAGGGAGGCAGCTGAGTTCGGGATTCTGGGGGAACTGACCAGGGTGATCGTTTGAAAATATTTTCCATTTGAGGTGGGATACAAGAACAGAACACCTTATAGGATAGGTCATTAATCCTAATGGCAATCACCAAAACTGCATGTGATTCTCATAAGTACCAGGGACTTTCAACACACAAGACCGTGCCGTGGTTGAATAATGAATCATTGAATTGAAATGGAACGTATTTGTGAGAATCACTAGGTCAAAAAGCTCCCCCAGATAAAAATTCCCGAATTTTTTGAGCGATGAGCAGAGCAATGAAGAACCGAAACAAAATTTGAGGGATTTAACATGGCTTATAAATACAAAATTCACAGCCAGAGTATCTGTGAGGGCCGGTACGAGATTTTCTATGGGGTTTGGGACCAGGTCTACGATTATTTTTGCCTGGGCAAGGGAGGTTGATAATGGCAATCCGGTTGAAAGCGGTTAAAAAGTGGTCTGACAGCCTCTACACCGTGACGGTGGAGGACACGGGACAGGTGATCGGCCAGGATGAATCCGGGGCCGATGTTTATCAAACCTATTCAGTTAAATACAACCCGGCCACCGGCAGGGAAGCCCTGAAAACCAGCATTGAGGCGTTGATTCAGTCCGAAAAGGCCGTTGGAAGCGATGTCTCGACCATTGAGGCGGATATCAAGACCA